CGACGATTCTTGTTAAATTTGATTGATCTATACTCCTGTTATTTTGCAAATATGTCACACCGTCAACTTCAAATTCAAACGGTGCAATATCACGCTCCACTCTTAAATCGTACAATTCTTTTTTTATTTCTTCTATTCGTTTGTCTCGATCAAATACAATTTTACCATTTTTAATAGTTTCATAATTCTGTAATTCTACAACTTTTCCATCCACAAAATACAAATTTGGATTTACTTTTACTTCCTGATATTCTATTTCTTCCACTACATCTCCAACCATTGTTGGTGCCAATACCGAAACATCTTTACTTGTGCTTAATACCAAAAGACTATCTTTGTTATACATTACTTTTAAAGTTTCTGAATTGAATTCTTTTTGTTCTTTATACCAGTCATTATCCTTTTCGTCATATATCCCAATATATTTGAAATCCTTGTCTTCTATTATTTTTATTTTATCTACTATAAATTTTTTCATTTTTACCTCATTCCTAATTTTTATTTACGCAAAATAAGCATTTAACCATTGTCCATTTCTATGAAATTGCAATATTCTCATTTGTAAGATATCAATTATTCTGTCTCCTGTGCCTTCAACTACACCAGTTACGACATATCCATTTCTTTCTCTTCCTGCATCCTTTTGATAAATTACCATCTCTACATGCCCAGCCAATCTTACTTCGTAAATTCTATTGACTTGTGCGTCGTTCGCTTTATTCCAAGCATCGTGAGCTCTTCCCCACAGATTTCTTCTATCTGCATCCATATCATTCATTCGATTATCCCTGATTGCCATATCGTGATTATCCATTATTTCGCACCAATTACCACCATTCCTGTTAGGCACTTTATAATACGCACGACCACCATTTAAATGATAAGATCCTTGATAAGTCGATTCATTATCATTCAGAAACATATTTAGATGTCTAGGTACCCATACGTCGTTGTCATTACATCTTATCCATTTATCTTGTCTACTTATAACATTATCATTCTTATGTATAAATGATCTGTCATACTTAAGATACGGACTAAGATCAGGCTTTGGGGACACTTGTTTAATAGTTTGGAAATCAATTAGTCCAAAACTGTTTTCTGTCGCCGGTTTCAACAATTTACTTAAATATTTTACTAATGATTTTGCTGTTAATATTTCATCGTTATTAAGAGTTTTTATAAAATCTAAAATCTGTGATTGTAAATTCTTTGCAACCATATTTTGCAATTCATTTGACTGGTTTTCAACAGTATCTAGTGAATGTATTCGAGCTATTCCTTCTTTCGTTTCCGTTGCTACATCTGTGTATTTTACCCTCTTAATTAACTCATCATCTATTATTTTATTGTCTTCAACAAAATCAATTCGTTTCGGATATTCACTCCCTATCCATTGATTAAGTCCTAAAGTTGTTTTTTTCTGTGCTGGCATTTTTGCCTCCTACTCCTTATATTTTTCTCTATCATTCCAATTTAAATTTAAACTGTCCCAAGCGTCCCATGTCTTATTATATCTGTCAAATTCATCCCAAGTCATATAGCTGTAAACTATTTTATAACCTAAATGGGCTGGCTTATTTAACTCTATAAAATTAATAAAATTATTTAAATTAGGTGGTATCCCATAAATACTCGTAAATTTTATGATAAAGTAATATTCATCAATCACTTCTGTTACTTCAATTTCTCCATTCGTAAATATTCTAGCCTGTTCTTTTAAGTTGTCCACGGAAAATATTCGCTTTGATAATAAACGGAATAAAATTCTCTCCCGCCTGTCCTGCAAACTCAATTCTAAATCTGCTTCCAAACTCATAAATTTCTCATATTTCAGGATTTGTTCCTCATTAAAAAAAATTAAAAAAATAAACTCTCTGTATTTTCCGATATTATTTTTTATCTTTTCAACTTCTATCGTTAAACTTTTTATTAAATCAACCTGTAAATTATTTCTAGCAACTTTGGAGATTACTTTTATTCTACTGTTCATTGACAACAACTCCAGTCACTATTAATATTTCGTTACTGTCTACAGTTATATTCTTGCTATCATTATTTATCGTAACTTTGCAGTCTTCGACACCATTGATAGATAAAACTATTTTTTCAACTCTGTTAATTGATAAAATTTCCTTGCTATTTAAAGTGTATAATGCAGAGTTGTCTTTTATCATCTGCTTTATTTTTGAACTAATCTGATCTGATATAGAATTTAACTTTATTCCTGGACTTAAAATAACGCTTACGGATATAGCAATATTCTTACCGTCAAAACTTGTCACTGTAACATCGGCTCCGATTGGTCTACCGTCAATTTGTTCTATTCTTTTTTTCACCTTTTGTATTAAATCATTATCAGCTAGAGTATTGTTATAATTTGAAATTCTGACTCTTACCGTTCCATTCCCGTTCCATAGCGGCTCTACCAATACCTTGCCAACTCCGTCTATTTCTTTCGCCCATTTTTCATAGTCATAGATATTACCACTATGTGCTGGTTTTAATATTCTTTCTTTTGCCCTGGATATTAAACTCTCATTAGGTTCTTTTTCATAACCGTTTGTGAAAGCTTTTTCATTAGTCACTGTGAAAATATCAGCATTAGATATTTCAAAATTTACTATCTCTCCAATAGCACAATTTCCAATTTCCCCAATTTGTAAACATTCTACTTCGGCGATTGCCTTGCCATTGAACGCTATAGTTGTATCATAAAGCAATTTATACTTTGTGCTATCTGTTTTCAATACTATCGTTCCGGCAGAGATTGTAGTGTCAGCTTTTCCAGTTATTAGTATTTCCCCTCTTGCTTTAGTTCCTTGCTTTCTAGTTACACCGAAAAGCATTGCGTGATAATCTATAAACTCATCCTCTGTTGCTGTATCGATAAAAGTTTGATTAACCCAGTATTCTAATAATTTATATATTGCTTCAGCTTCTATTCCGTAAGCACTCGCAATGTCGAAATTAAATGTTCCTTCTATTTTAGAAAAATTATTTTCCAAATTAGACAAAAAATTATTCCTTGCTTCTACTTTATTCATTGTATAGCACCTCGCTTTCTCCATAGACAGTAGAAATATTAAAAGAAACTTTTAAATGGTTATTGTCGTTATTGTAGTTTAATTCAAAATTATAGCAGTCCAAAATATATGGATTAACCAATAAGCAATCTTTAATTTCCGAAATAATCAAAGCGTTTTTTATATTTTCCTGATAGATTGTGCCAATATGAGTATCTAAGTTATTTCCGTAACTATCAGAGTGTATTTCGTAAAAATTTCTCTTTGTCTTAAGCGCTTTAAATATCCATACTTTAAGTGCCTCAATTTTTGTCAGTTCAATAAGGTTATTGCCGTTTTTTAACGGTTCCAATGTATCAAAGTCAATCGCATATTCTCTAAATGTGGGAAATTCTTCTTTTTCTACGCTTTGATTCAAAAACAACTCTTCAAAATCCATATTTACACCCCTTCAATTGCACCACTTGGCATTTTAACTATTTTACTAACCACCACATAGTTTATCCCTAACACCAAAACTAGAACTTCATCCCCAACTTTTAAAGTATCTTCAAACCATATATCATTACCGCTTTTGTAAGTTCCGGAACCTTTAATTGTCGAGTGGTCGTGAGTATGTGAAGCAGGACCGTTTCCTATTGCTGTTTGAGTTGTAGTATCTATTGTTATTTCATCAATAACACCCTCTATTTTATAAGTTCTGTGATAATGCGGTAATAAAAAATTAGAACAATAAATCTGTTCTGAAGGTATTTCCACATTATCAAATTTTATTTTTAATTCAGGCGGTGGACTAGTGACACTAGCTCTTATAAAATTGTTGGATTGCTGTTGCACTCCATTGTCAATCATATCGTTAAGTATTTCAAACATGCTCATTATTTAGCACCTACCTTTTTCTCATTCTTCTTGTTTTTCTCACCTTTCTTGTTTTTCTTACTCTTTTTACTTTTTGATTTTTTCGATTTTGGCTTTTCTTCAAATTCGGATTTATCCATCACATTTTCAAAAGTTAATTCCACATCACAATAATATGTATCGTTTTCCCAAGTATGCGTGTCGTTTTTCACTAAAAAACTACCAACAAGGTTAGTGTGTGGCTCGTGTATTCCTATCGAATATCCACTTTGTATCAAAACATTACCAAGACAGCTTATATTTCCTGTTTTTTCAACACTTTTCAACATTTCTTTAGCATTGCTGATATTATCCCTGTCTTTGTCATACTGCATTACTTTTTGAAATAATCCGTATTTTTCCTTGTCCTCTTTATTTTCTACTTTATCTACTATTTGTTGTTTTTCTTTTTCAGTTTTATAAATAACAATTTGATTCACCATCTGTTCAATATCTTCGCCATACTTAGATTTTTTTATATCTTGCTCAGAGTTTAACATAACATCTGCCAAGCTCCCTTGTTCTACGACTTCTATTTTTCCATCATTACTAACAATAGAATATATTTTTTTATCTTTTCTATGTTGAATAGTATAGGCGTTCAAAATTATTTGGTATCCGCTCTTATTAACCGCTGGATAAGTGCAATCCACTTTATCTTCAGGTATTTTACCGACTTCCAGCTTTAACTCTCCGCAAATCTCTTTCAATATTTGAGATGGTTTTTTCTTATTAAAATTTTTCACGAAATAGTTTTTGTTAAGATATATAGAGTTATCAAAGCATCTAAAAGTTCTAATTTTACTATCTCCAACAACTTCAACAGAAAAAACTTTACCAATAAATAATTTGTCATCATCGACATAAAACTCAACTTTGTCTCCTAAATTAGCAATTTGAACATCATCTGAATATTTTACTTCTAGTGTTCGTGATGTTCCGTTTATTCCACCTTTCCAAACAATCCGCTCAAATTTTTTTATATGTTCCTTATTATTAACAACAATCTTTAACATTTCCGAACTTCCTTTTTAAACTTTAATCAAGTTATTAATCTTTTCTTTTATTTTATTTTTTAATCCGCTCTTTAAATCTTCAAATCTTTCTTCCAATTGATACTCTTTAATTGGTGAAGTTTTTCCAGTATACCGTTCATAAAGATTATTAACATCATCAATTAACCTTGTCTGTTTCCTAACTTCTATTAAATCAATTGAAATATCAATATCCCCTGTTCTCTCCACTATTTCGTATTCTAACTGCTCAATATAGCATTTAAAATAAATACTATAGTTAGCGCTTGTTAAAGTTAGAACTTCTTTATTATCTTTATATTTCTCCAATTTTTTTATACCGCTCATTGGCGAATGCGGATTAAGCAAAAGGTTAAAAAATTTAGATTTTTTAGCAGGCAAAAAAGTAGAAAATTTAACTTTTTTTATATTTTTT